AGCACCACAAGTCGGATACTCCACGCAACGAGCGCGGTCGTTTTGAAAGAAGAAGGACGGTCTAGGCGAGGAGGTGGGCGAGCTTCCCTGCTTTGAGGGCGGTCACCTTTTCCTCGGGGCTCATTTGCGCGAGTTGCGCTTCGGTGATCTGGCCTGTTTCCCCGGACCCGCCGAGTTCTAGACCGCTCGCGCTGGCCGCCTGGACCGCTTTGAGTAGTGGATTCGCTGCGATGGCAGCAGTGATCGCCGCTGTAACAGCGGCACCGTCCGCAGGGTCCAGCCCTGAGACGGAAGACATGAAGGTGTTGGAGTCGAGCAACCTGGTCGGGTCGGCCCCTGTGGCGGCGGCGGCTTTGAATATCGCGAGCTCACGTTTCGCGGCAGCTGCCTCAGCGGTGGATTGCTTGGCAACCTCGACCGGGTCCGGGGCATCTGACTGGATGCCTGCCGCGGCGAGGATCGCAGCTACACGGGCGGCTTCGGTGTTCGCTTTGACCCTGTTGTCGGCGGCTTCTTTGCGCAGGTCGGTGATGATCTTCTGTGCGCCGGGGTCGAGGGATTCGATCTTCCCGTCCCAGCCAGCGGGGGCGGCAGGTGTTGCACTCGGTTCAGGTGTTGCACTTGCGGGGGCGGTGGGGACGGGTGCGGCGGAGTCCGGTGCGGCGGGGGTTTCGTTTTCGGGCATGACAGTTTCTCCTTGCGGGCGTCTAGCCCGTTCGATAGGGGATTACCCGCGCCAGGCGGGACTACTGGACCTGTTCCCGTGCAGTGATGCGGACACGGTCAGTGCGTGCGATGAAGTCGCGCAGGTTCGCCTGCGCGCGCCGAACCGCAAGATTCGCGGCAGCCGTCATCTCCGGCGTGTATGCGCCCGCGAGTTGACGTTTCGCGGCCCGAATCTCACGCTCGAGCCGCCGCTGCGTCTGCGATTCCGCATACCGGGCCGCATCGTCCGCATTCCAGGTGTGCGGTTCCGGGATGTCGGTTACGCCCGGGAAGTAGCCAGAAAGTACGTGCCTACAGCGGGGGTGAAATAGGCCCGCAGCGGTCGCTTCCGCGATCGTTGCCCGCGCTCGAGAATCCGGTTCGACGGAGAGGATCGCACCCTCCCAAGGGAGGCAGAGCGGGCACGGGTGTCCGTCCGCGTCAACCATGAACAGGTCAATGCCGAGGGCTTGCATCCGGTCCAGGTGGGACACGTTGAACGCGCGTTGTGCCGCGGTTCTGACGGCCATGTCGACGTAGGCTTGCAACTCCCATTTGCGTCCCCGGGAGTCAGTGATCCCATCAACACCCCGCCGCACCAACGCTTCGTAGGCGGAATGTTGTGCCTGATGTGGGGTGAGAAGACCGAGAACCTGCGACTGGGCGGCGTCAGTGATGACGGACTGGTAGATGTCATCCGCATACCGGGTGATCCGGTAAGAGAGTTGATTCAGTTTCCCTTGCAGGTCTTCCCGGATTGCACGGGCTGACCGTTCGGCATGAGACTCGAACGTGTCACCGGAAACACCGAATGACGTGTTGGTCGGGGCGCCGGGACCAGCAGCCTTCACCCCGTCCGCGACCGCCTTGTCGACGATCTCGTACACGAGTGCAGGGGTTTCGACCCTCATGCCGAGGGCGGCTTCGCGTGCAACTTTCCGCAACTGGATCAGCAGCAGGTCCCCGATCGCATACCGGCTGATCAGGGCTGCGAACTTGGCGATGAGGTCGACTTGTGCGGCAGCGTAGGCGGCGAGGAGAGCAGCAGCCAGGGCGTTGAGGTTCTGGTTGTGCTGTTGAGGATTGGGCTGCGGGTCGGACATTAGCCCGCGCTACTGATCCCCGGGTCAGCCTGACCGGGCTTCGGAGCCTCAGGGGGCAACGCCCCCGGGTCGGTGATCGACGGCGCAAACTCAGCCGTGATCTTCGCCACTTCCTCATCCCACATGTCGTCGTTCCAGTCCGGGTGCAGCAGCTTGATGCGCTCCTCAAGCGACGCCGACTGACCCGCAAAGAGGGTCTGTGCGGTCTGCGCGAGACGGAGCATGGACTCCTGCACCGAATCGGGGAACTCCACCCAGATCGGGGCAACCACATTCGGGGTCCCGAAAATGGCCTTGTCCACGGCAAGCAACTTCTGAAGAATGCGTGCCAGGTGCGGGGTGACCATCCGAATCTGACGGGCACGAGTCAGGAAAGTCCTGCGTTCCCGCGACTCAATCTCCGTCGCCGTCGTGTCCGCCTGAGTGCGAATGCCGGCAGGGTTCATCCCGAACGTCTGCAACGCAAACCCGGACATCTGCAAAATCTGCTCAATCAGAGCACCGGCAGTGTCCGCGTACCCCTTCGGGTCGTAGGTCGGTTGCAGGACATCGAACTTGTCCGACATTTTGACCTGCGGACCCTTGATGCTGTCTGCGGTGCCGACATAGATTTCCTGGTCGAGATCCGCGACCATTCCCTGACCGGGGCCGGGGTTCGCCAGAATGCTCTTGTCGTAGAAGACACGGGCTTTCGCGGCACGGCGGGCACGCATCCAGTCGGACATTGTTTCCGCGAGCTGGTCCATCAGGTGCTCGATACCGGACAGTGCCGACTCGCCCAAGTTCCGGCCGACGATGTCGGTTCGCCAGAGAGCGTTCGGTCCCTGGTGGGGGACGTACTCGACACAGAGGCCGGGGCTGTCAGAGGTGATTTGGCCGGCGACGGCAGAGTTTTCCGTCATCACGAACAGCGGCATCGTCTCCGGCCGGTCCGACAAAGAAACCCGGGTGCCCAACTTGTCGTCCGTGCCCTCATAGAGCGCGTGGATGATGACACCCACCCCGAAAGAGTTGAGTTCGTGGCGCTCGAGGTGACGCCAAACCGTTGTTGCGTCCTTTGCGATGACGCTCCAGAAGGTGACGCCGACAAGGCGACCCCACCGGAAGTCCGGGATTGCCTGGTCCGCATCCACAACATCAATGAAGGGGCGGTCGGCAACAACAGCTTTGTCCCATACCACGCGGAGGAAGTGCCCTCCGAGCGCAGCGCCAACCTCAGCACCAGCCGCCAACGTGCCGTACAGGCCAGCGTCCGCCAACTCGTTGAGTCGTTCCTGCGTCGGGTTCGCAACCTTCACCGGGACACCGGAACCGTCATTGTCAGTATCGACACGGACAGTGAACGTCGGCGGGTCCGCATACAGCAGGTCGGCGGACGCTTGGCAGATCATCGCTGCGATCGGGATGGGGAGTTTCGTATTACGGTTCGGGCCGAGGGGCCGCTGACCGACAAAGAACCGCTGAAGACGCTGTCCAACTGTCGGTTTGAAGCCGCCCTGATCGGATGCGAAGAACCCGGTTGAGTCTGCCGTGTAGCCGCCACCGTAGGCGGCTTGCAACTTGGCGAGCTCGTTCGAATACCATGCCGACCATTGAGACATGTACGTGAATACATGAACCATGTTCGGCGGAGGCCAGGGCGTGTTCAAGTCAGATACGGGGAGCGGCAACCTGGTCCCCTTTCCGGGCGTTTTTGTGCGCACAAATGTCGCCACAAGGGAGTAACATGGTAGGCGTGACAGTAATGACGTGGGTTGGTGTGGCGATGATGATCGCGGTGCCGCTGTCGATCGGAATCGTCGACAGGTTCACCAATATTGGGAACCACCCAGCCGCCACCGTCGTATTCTCGGGCGCGGTTGTGCTAGTCGGGCTCGGCGGCTTGTGGTTGATCATCTGGAGCGTTTCGTGACTCCGCGTCCTCCGATGCGTCCCCACAACATCCGCATCCCCGACAAACTCTGGGAAGCAGCACAGCAGAAAGCCGATCAGCGGGAAGAGAACCTGTCCGAAATCATCCGGACAGCGTTGGAAAGGTACGTGAAAACGAAATGACCACTCTGTTCTGGATTACCAGCGACCGGAACGACCTACCAAAGGTGCGCGGTCCATACGTCAGGGTCCCTTACCCGCTCTATCGCGGCGAACGGGTCCTCGGAATCGAGGCGATCGACTGGACATCGCAATACAACGCCAGCGCCTACCAGCCTTCGCCGGACTCCGAACCACGCGGATAAGCAAACGCGCCCCGATGAAACGACACCGGACGCGGATCAACCGGAACCTTGACGCCGAGTGATGTCTCAACCCACTCAGTCTCAGCAGGCACCAACTGGGGCTCACCAAACGGCTGCTCACCACGCACCGCACCATCAACCCTGATCGACGACACCGCCTGCATAAAAGCCATCGCCACATCATCATGACCAGAACGTTCAGGGACCGCGATACGCATCCCACCACCCGGCAACTGCTCAAACTCAAGACCACGCAACTGCTTCAACAGTTCAGGGTCACGCGGCAACACCAGACGGCGAGTCTGCAACAGGCCCTTGATCATCCCGAACCCAGACTGCTTACGCCGCACATCCGTCACCACCGGCGCAACCGCCGAATGAAACCCCGCCTCCGAAATTTTGTCATCCAACATCGTCGTCGGATACTGCCCAACACCATTCACCTCAGACGCAATCACCGGCAAATGATAGAACCGCGACGTCTGCACAATCCGGTCAATGAACTGCGTATACGGCCACTTATGTTGAGCCTCATACCACGGAATGAACAGCGCCAACTTGTCCCCGAGCAGTTCCCGGTTCTGCCCAAAATCCTCAAGCACAGAAACCAGGGCGAGCACGTTCGCGTCGTTCAGACCCCAGTCAACCCCGCCAGCCGCACCATACCGACCATCGAGGAACCATTCCAGATCCTCCGGCTGACACATCCGGTAATCCGCGACCGCACCCATAAGCTCGGACTCTTTGAAATACGAACCCGAATCATCAGTCCACTCAGCCAGGAACTCGCGCCGAAAATACTCCTCAGAGTTCCGCGACCGAATGCTCTCCAAAAGCTTCTCATCAACCAGCGGCGACGCACTCGAGGGCCAATGCCACGACTCCACCTCAGCATCCGGGCGATCCATCCCCCGATTCCACAAAGCCCGAAAAAACGCATCCGGCCCACCCCACGGAGACGAAGTCAGAACAACCCGGCTACCAGGCCGCGCAATAATCGACGGCTCCGCAGACTGCCAAATATCATTCGCAATAAACGCAGCCTCATCCACAATCAGCAGATCAACCGGATTACCACGAATCTGCCGCCCAGACGCCGGCACACTCCGAATCACGCTCCCATTCGAGAACGTCAGAAGACTCTTGCCCTCATCCAGCACACTGCCCGCAAGGCTCGAAGACCCCGACGCCAACGCCGCACAATCCGCCAAAAGCCGCTTCGCGGCCTCCTCGCCCGCGCTTACAACAAGCACAAGCACATTCCGCCGAGTCGCCGCCTCAAACAACGCGAGCGTAGCGAGCGTCGTCGACTTACCAACCTGACGCCCAGCACACACAACCCGATACCGGGCCGCACTCCGCGCAAACTCCAACTGATAATCCCAAAGAGGCTGCCCCAACACCTCAGCAGCAAACGCCCCAGGATCAGTAGCCGGACTAAACGCCATCGCACACACCTTCGACAGACGCCCGCCTAAGACGTTAGGACACTAGAACGCACATTCCCCCCACCAGACGCAAGTTATCGCCCCCAGCAGGCGCACACGGCCCTACAGAGGCAATAACGGACCAAAGACGAGGGGAAAACCAGATTTCGGAAACAGCCCGCACACTTTTCCGCATACGCAGGTGGCACCGCCGGCTCAAGTAGGGGGGGTGGGGGTGTCTTTCACCGCTGCTTCGTGCGCTGCTCGCAGTCGTGTTAGTTCGCCGGCCGCGTCGGCTTGTCTGCCTTGTGCTACGTCTTTGCCCAACCGTGCAGCGCTGAGGGGATCGAGTCCCATGCGTGCTGACTGGGTCTGCAACGTAGCCATCCACTTACGCAACAGCTCCAGCGGGGATGTCTGCCCGCGTGCGCTGTTGGTGGCGACGGTGATGTCCATCCCGTCAACCCATGCGGATAGGAGCTCTACGCGGGCCGCTGTGACCGCCCAACCCCATAAGGCGGTGGCGAAGCGGGGTGCTGCAAGGTATGCGGTGTTCGGGTCTGTGACGACTTCCTGAACGAACCGTTGTGCGATCGGATCTGTGCGGGCTGCCGAGAATGCACCGTGTGTGACGGCGAGCTGATTGCCTGGTGCGAACGGTGGTCGTTGACCCGGGAACTCAGGCACCCAACCTTCGGGGGCCTCGAGATGACCAGCCACGGGCACCTCGCATGATAGAATCGGTGATAAGCGCACAGAGGGACCTAATCGAAGGTCGCCGAAGTGCGCCTCTTTTTTGCTCTGATATCGCCTATTATGTCCGAGTTGTCACAACAGCCACAAAGGTTCACTCCCGCAACAGGGCGAAACAGGTAGTTATCCACAGGCCAGCAGGACCCAATAACGCGCGGGGTTTACCGGGATTCCACCCCACCCGCAGGCACGGCGGTCGCGACTTGTTATTGGTTTGCCGGTGGGGTGAGCGTGCGGGAGGCGAGTCGTACACCGCTCACGGACATGTTGAGTTGTCCGGCGATGCTTTGCCATGTCTCACCGTTGGCTCTAGCAGCGAGGATTGCGTCACGCTTGTGTGAGTGCAGGTTGTGCCGTATCTGCTTGATGCGGGTGAGTCCTTCTGCGCCTTCGTCGTCAACCATCATTTGCATGAGGATCTCGGCGTCGCGTATCTCGTCTGGCGAGCTGCTGCTCGGGTCGAACCTGCGTAGTGGTCCGTAGTATCGCCCTGCTGTCTGGCTGTTGTAGCGCGGTTTGATCGTGCGGATGAGGTGCGTCTCTCTGTCCGCTGCCGGTTGTATCCCGTCGATCATTTCGACGTCGATTGCGGCGATTTCGTTCCACCAAGGCTTTTCGCGGCGGTGGGTACTGAGGCGGTTGTTCAGGTGAGCCGTCGCTCCGACGTAGATCGTTTCTCCTGCTGCGTTGGAGAACTTGTAGATGATGATCATTCGGCGGCTCGCTTCATTGCGCGCATGAGGCCTTGTACTGTGACGTCCAACGCTTGGGCGATTTCGGCCCAGGTTGCGCCTTCGTCTCGGGCCGTTTGCGCCCACTGTCGCGTGAGTTCAGGGAGGCGTTTGCGGTTGCCTGCGATGGTCTCGAGTGCGCGTCTGGTCTGCTCATTCAACATGAACCCAAGTTTACTAAAGGTGAAACACGGGTTCAGAATGTTGGCGGCGTGTTGCGGAAGGCTACGCGGTAGTAGGCCTTCATAATACGCACCTGGTCACCGAACGTGACTTGACCCGTGCTGAAGACGGGCGGCTGTCTAGTGCGGGCTAGACGCCGGACGATTCGAGATCGGCGGACTCGGCGGATCTCAGTGAGAGTGAACGTCATGCTTCGTCGTTGTCGACGAGAGCGATGGCTTGGAGGGCGATGCGTACTGCGTCGATGATCGCTTTGGCTTCCTCGGGTGTGAGGTCGTCAGGTGTGAGCATCGGGTTCCCCGATCGACGCCTGTTGCGCGTATGCCTTGAGCGCAGCCCATTCGTTGCCGGTCAGCTTCTCTTGCAGTGGCACGAAGTGAACACGCTCGGGCGGGTAGACCGCGTGCTCGAAGGTGGGCTCGAGTTCCGGGGGGACTGGCTTCGGTTCGGGTGTCCAGTCGGGGCTAGACATGGATGCCTTCGCCGTATTTGTGTGCCCATCGTTCGTCGCACCCGCACACGACCATCGGAATCCATGCGTCTTCCCAGTCGTAGTTGTTATCGCTTGTAGCGACGACGACTTGCTCACTGGGGTAGTGCGTGCGCTCTGCGGTGAGTTCGTCCAGCAGGGACATTTGTGGGCCGGTCCGATCCTTGAGGAACGATGGTGCGGTACATGTTGAGCTCGTCGAGGAGTGCCGCGTTGACGAGGTGCAGGCGGCTGATTTCGTCGAGCATGGCGTCGGTTGTTTTCAGTGGGATGCCGTCACGTGTGGGTATGAAATCACCCATGGTCGAGCCACTTGTACAAGTCGTCGTCTGAGATGTACATCGGCCGATCATCAGCCATTCGGAAGCCGGCCGTGTGGAGTGCGAGTACAGCACCGAGGCCGATCGCTAACGGCCATGTATGCCAGCCTGCGGTCATGCAGAAGACCAAGGCGACGGCGTACAGGGTAGTGGTGATGATGCGTCTTTGCATGCATCACCTGCTTGGTGTGGGAGGGTGCCCGACGAGTCCAACCCTCACGGGTCAGCGAGTCGCCGGGCGTTACGTTACGGGAATGGGAGTCGAACCCATGTACAAGGCTTATGAGGCCTGGCCGGAACCACCTCCGGTCTATCCCGCATCAGCTCCGTAGCGGCCCGGAACAACGGCACATATTCAGTCGAAAGGAATATCCCCAGCTCGCCGCGCATTTGGAAAAGAATCAGGCTCAAAGCCCATGCAAGCGTTTAGTCGCGGGGTGGGGAAGTTATCTAATCGCGCGGGTGCGCGTCGGGTCCTGCTGACGAGTCGTGCCACGAATCCAGCCATGACAGTTCGTGCACTCGAACAGCGTGTAGCTCTGCACAAGCGTGTGAGTCGGTTCGGTATGCCGCTTCAGCTTCTTCGAGCCGCAATACGGGCACGCGAAACTGTCACCCGTAAACATCGCCAAGTGTGGCGCGTTCGTGATCCACGGCAACAGACGGAGGTAAGCCTTCTCTGTCACGATGACATCGCCACGGTTGTACTTCTCCATGAGCTTCCAAGAAGCCTCGTCACCGTTGATGCAGCCAGTCCACAATTCGAATCCGTTGTGGGGGACCTTCTTGCCGACGCCGGATCGTTGCGCAAGATAGTCGAGCTTCCGCGACGGCAGATCGAAACGAGCCTTGTTGGTTTTCACAAGATCGATGGACTTGAACGGCTTAGCCGGCCCCATGCCGGCGAGCATGAACTCGCCGTTGAGCTTCTTGACGTCGTACTTGTCGCCGTTGTACGTCACGATCACGTCGGCCTCGGACAGAAGGTCGTGGGCGGCTTGCACCATGACTTGATGTCCGTCGTTCTCAGACCAGAACAGGATCTCCTTGTCGCCCAACCACTTCGCGGCGAAACAAAGTAGACCACCGTCGTCGACTATCTGAGTGATCCCGATGTTCTGATCCCAGATACCCCAGGTGTACGACACCATTGGTCGCCACTCGATGTCGATCGTGAGAATACGAACATTGCGCGTTTCCGGGGCAAGCTTCATCTTCTTCGAAGCCAGAACCGCAGCGGATTCAGACAGCACAGGAGCACCTACCCTTACGGTGCCGGGCAATCGTAGACGCCGCCAACTTGTGCTCGTCCAGAAGGAGCACATCGCTGATGTACTGGTGCTGAACCGAAGGGTTCGCAATGTTCTCGTCTAGCCACGCCTGGTCTTCGCGGGAGAGCTTGTCGCGCAGAAGTCTCACGCCACACTTCGGACCTGGGATCGCCTGAGCCAAGCTCAAGGCATGTTTCGAAAGAGGCAACTTGGGTAACTCCATCCTGTGGGGAAGGAGACCGAGAGGGCACAAAAATAGCGCCAGCCCCTGGGGCTAACGCCGACCAGAGACAATACTCTGGCACCCTCTAAGTCTACAACATGTGTCAAGTACGCGGTCGTTGCTGCATCGTCGATCGAAGCTGAAGAAACTCGCGGTCTTTCGTTGCCTGCACCTCATCTCGAAGTCGGTCGCAAAATGCGTTGGTCAGATCCTCGCAAGTCCCCTCGTCACCCGATGTCCGACCCCTCGCGATGTTCAGGCGCACGATGACGCCCGCTTCCCTGGGCTCGAACTCGGCATCATCGAAAAGGTCCCGAGCCGCCACCGTTGCCGATACGCGCCTCGCGATCATGTTCACGAAAATGCTTCGCTCAAGCCGGGGGGTGACGTGGAAGTCCTCACCATTGATCGTGTAGACGGTCATGCCTTCACCCCCATCTCGCGGAGAGCGGATTCGTCGAGTGTCGCCCCGATATGCCTTCCGAGGACCACCAGGGGACCCGTGCCGACCCACTCGGAGCCACATGCACGACACTTAGCGAACGGTTCCTCACCAGTCTTGTACGAGGCGTAGAGAGCCGTCTGTGTCGCACCGGCAGGGGACTTGTAGTGCTCCATTCCGCAGCCGTCAATCGGGCACGCGCCACTCAGTTCCTTCACCCTCGGCGGGTCCAGATATGTCTGAATCCGGTGAACAAAAGTCCCGAGCTGATTGCGTACCCTGACCGTCTGGACGGCGGTGTACTTGCCTGACATGAAGAATGCACGATATGCGACGTACCACGCCCGCAGGGTGGCCTCGGGCGTCTCTCTGGGTCTCGATCCCGTGAGCGCCTTATGGAACGCTTCGATCCGACCAGAGATGTCCTCGTACAAGGTGAACGCCCCCAAATCCAGCACTGAGCGCGTCTGCGGGTTCGACGAGGACCCCGACACCGAACGGCCCATGTCCCCGCTGATCGCCCGGCGCAAATCAGCCATCAGCGGGGCGCGTTCCAGCGGGCGGATAGTGTCACCTGTCCAGACATGGTCAGTGTGCTTTTCCGCGAGCACGAGGACTGTCGAGTGGATTTTCTCGAGCACTTCCTGATCTGCATTCATTCGGCACCTTCGGGGTTAAACGATTAAACCCCGTCCGGTGGGCGGGGTTTAGGGCGCAGAAATCTGCACGTCTCTCAGGTTACCGGTTCGAATTGACATTCGAAGAACCTTGCGCTATGCGGCGTGTCGGCTAGAAAGGAATTTCGTCAAGGGGGCGTTGCGGGGTGCTCGCCCGATCCGCGCCGCCCTCGATGCGGGCCTTGTTGAGGGCACGTTTCACAGACCGTTTCGTCTCCCCCGATGTCTTGTCCTGCCACTCGTCGATCTGGTCCGAATGCAGACCCGAAACCTTCACGTGAGCGCCCTCAGACAGCCCGTGCGGCTGATCGAACCATGCCGTCCACCGCTTCGACTTCTCGGACCCGTTCACAGTGAACGTCTCCGTCACCTCCGCGCCCTTCCCCGAGAAAAACACCCGAGAAACCTTGCCCTCGACAGTGGTAAATGCCATCAGTACAGCTCCTTCATCAGATCCATCAGTTCATGCATTGCAACCCAGTCGCGCATCAGGAACGCGACGTCGTACATCACTCGTAAACGGGCACATTCACCCACGGCAACTCACCCTCCACACCACGCCGCAACCGTCTCGGCCAATCCCGCGCCTCCCGATCACCCCGCCACGACACCAGATCAAAAAAGTCACCATCCGACTCCCGATTCACCCGAATCCCCTTACCGAACTCAGGCCAACCCATCAGCGCCGCCGACCCGCGCGGACGCAGATCCCGTTCACCACCGAACCCGAGCGCATGGCCGGCATGAGCCTCCATCACCAGAGCAATCGAGCGATCCCGGACCGTATCCAGGGCAGCCAACAGCGGTGCGGCATCGTCATCGTTCGTGATCGCCCGGGGCGTCAACCGGTACAGGGGTCCGATGAACAACACATCCGGGGTGTACTTGTCCAACAGCCGATGCACCTGCCCCAGATGCGCATCACGGGTCAGATCCAGTCGTGGAGCACAAACCAGATTCACAGCCTCAGCAGGGTCAACCGAAGCTAGCGGGCGAACCGTCTGCACAATCCGATCCGCTGCCCGCCGCCACTGCTGCAACGAGTTCTCAGCATCAACCACCAACACCCGAACCGGATCAATCTTGCCCAACGTCGTCGGATGCACACCACCAGCAGCAGCAATCGCAACCTGACGGACAAACGTCGACTTACCAGCTCCTTCACCACCAGTGAGAATGAACCGATCCTTACGCTCCAACAGCCCCGGAATAACCCAGTCGTAATGCTCCCGCATCGCCAGAACATCAGCCAATGTCAGAGCCGACAACTCCTGCCCCGGCGCATGCTGCTGCACCTCACGAAACGCATTGATCGTCTGCGCCAGGATCTCCGAGGGGGGTGTGACCGTCGAAGATGCTGCCTGCATCGCCCTCTCAGCCGCCACACGAATCTGACGCCGAACCGAATCCGCACGGACCATCTCCGCATACCGGCCAGCCCCCATCGAATGCGGAACGTCCATCAGCAGCGCATGCAGATCCTCCGCAGTGAACCCGAGAACCCCCCACTCCTCGAGATGCCCGGACACCGTAATCGCATCCACCGGCTCAGACGCAGCGACCATCCGCGAGATGCCAGCGAAGACGAGCTCGAACTGCAACGTCGAAAAGTCCTCAGCCCGAACCACATCTGACACGAACCGGAACGCCCGCTGATCCATGACGATCGAACCGATGACACCCCGTTCGGCCGCTGAGCCGATCAACGCCCCATCCACTCTCTGTCCGGGGA